CGTATTCATGCCTCCGTTCCCAAAAGTCGCGCTTAACTCGCCAAAGTTTGTACCATTACCTAATGTCTGTATGCTGATATATTCCATATCAGAACCGTAAGACCAAGATGCAAATACCCCTCTACTCGCATCAGAAAAACCACCTACTCTATATCTAAGCCCATGACCTTCTGAGGTTAAATCACCAAAATCAGTAACATTCCCAGTAGTAGATATAGTTATGTATTCCATAGTATTAAGGTTATCACCTGCGTTGTTGTTACCACCACCGTAAACTATTCTACTAGCATCCGAAACACTACCAGTACCATCCTTTTGGGAAGATAAATCGCCAAAATCAGTTGCATTGCCTGAACTTGTTATATCTTTGTACTCAATCGTATTGATTTTACCACTTGAGTTGGAAGTCTTACCACCTGCAGTTATGCCCCTGTCTCCGAACCAAGCACCACCTGCAGGATAATCAGTATTCAGTTCAATCTCTTTAAACCCACCGTCTATGTAGACTTTAACCTTATTGTTAGAGCTATCCCACCAGATAGCCCCGTTTTTAGGGCTACTTGGTTCTGTTCCTGACGATGTGTAAGAGTAAGTATTTAAAGTGCTTAAAGCAGATCCGCCAGAATGAGTCGGGCTAACAGGAAAGTTAGGCTTACCTGTACCCGCTAAATTTACAACTGCATCTACTTTAATTTCAGGCATTAAACTACAACCCACCTAACTCCTGAAGGAACTGTTACTGTTATACCGTTATTTACTGTTATCGGCCCTGCGCTCATGGCGTTATGGCTTGCGCTTATTGAATAGTTAGTTGTCACAGCCTGATCGTTCTCATAGAAAACTTCGTCATTACCACCACCTGTGGCTCCACCACCGCTACCCCCAGATATTGTGGAGAAGCTAAGAACACCGCTACCATTAGTTACAAGAGCCTGTCCGTTAGTACCGTCTGCTGTGGGGTGACTGATACCATCTAAAACAACCTTACCAGATCCGTTAGGTGTAATCGCAATGTTTCTATTGGATGTTGATACTATGCCATGCGTTACAACATCTAGATCAGCGCCTAGCTGTGGGGAGGTGTCTTCAGATATGTTTCCCAATCCACCACTAGCCAGTGTCGTAAAGCTAAGATTTCCTGATCCGTCTGTTTTAATGACCTGATTTGCAGATCCATCTGCTGTTGGATGAGAAAGACCGTCAATAATAACCTTACCAGAACCATTTGGCGTGACTGATATGTTCCCATTTGCACCATCAGCAATCGTTATTGTTCCAGAGTTTGTGCCTGAATTAGTGTTCAGGGTTAAGTCTCCAGTTCCTTGCGTGGTAATCGTTGCATTGGCGTTGTTATCGCCAACCATCACTGTATCAGCACCTAAGTTAACATCACCAGTACCATTAGGAATGATATCTATGTTAGCATTAGATGTTGAGACAATGTCATTACCGTTTACATCAAGACTGCCGCCTAATTGAGGGCTAGTGTCTTCGACTAAATTTGAGTTGCCATACGCGGTCTTTACTGTACCGCCCATACCACTATGGTTAGGGCAATAGGTATAAAGGGTATCCGCTACGTCTTGTTCTAACGTAACTTCTACATAAGCTCCTGTACTACCTGCAGTGCCTACTGTCGTAATTCCTGTAGTGAATTGTGACCCACTAGCATGTGTACCATTCGAAGTTGTTGAAAACCTTAGTGGGTGACCGCTGTTCGAGCTATCGCTGTTGTCGAAACGGTATGTGATGCCTTTAGAGAGTGATATAGTTTGCTGAGACGTACCATCGATTACATACTTACCACCCGCTACAGTCACCGTAATTGTTGCAACTGCCGCTTTTCCTGAAGTGTTAATACTTGGAGCAAACTTTGCTAAATTTCTGTTTATAGTCATGTCAAATTCCTAAATAGCATATTGTTGAACTTGCAGGATGTCGCCCAACGAAGCACCTGACGCCAAGGTCACCGCTGATGCGCTTATCGAATAATCTGTTGTTGGCAGTAAAAGTATACCGTTTAGATACACTGCAGACTTGTTTATGTTATAAGTTCCAGAAAACGCAGTTTGGTTTGCTGTTGCCGTAAAAGATGTTGTCGAGTAATTGGCTGATGCCCCACCATACTCCACAACCTCAACAATGTCACCTACAGTTGCGCCAGAAGCAAGAACGACTGAACTTCCATTTGTGGCTGTAAAGTCTGCACTGTTTAGCTTGGCCCCGTTCATAAACACGAGGATGTTTCCAACTGTGTAATTTACTGTGAAGGTTGTCTGGTTTGCAGTTGCTGTAAAACTAGTAAAGTTGTGAGCAGCACCAGAAAGAGTTAAGTCTTCAGCACTAGGGCTGATAAATAGGATTGCGTTACCTGATAGGTTTAGTAACGACCCTGTTGAACTGGATGATAGTACCCTTGTTAAAGTAGTACCTGAGTGCGTGTATACACCTTGTCCTATCTCAAAGGCAGTCCCATCCTCTATAACGTATCTGACGGTATCCCCGTTAGAGATACCGCCAGAAGCAAAAGTCTGAAAACCTGACTCAGCAGAACCAAGGGTCACAGTTCCTGTGCCTGTGGTCGAAGTGCTTACTTTAACTCGATCTGCAAATTTTACCACAGTAAGGCTCCATTAAGCTATGCGAATGATAGCGTTAGAAGCATCCGCTGCAGGGAACTGAATAGTAAAGTCACCTGCTGTAGAGGTCTTGTCAGAACCAAAGTCTAATACGACCACTGTGTCCGTTGTGCCTGATCCACTACCTGTTGTGGTATTGTAGATTAAAGCACCGCGAGCAGTCACGGTTGCATTTGTAAATGTAAGGTCACTAAAGTCAGTCAACGCTGTTGTGCTACTTACTGATGGGTCTACTCTTGTTAGAGTGCCACCACCTGCAGAATACCCCGCCCCACTTACCTCGTTAGAAGTAGTGTAGGCAGTTGTAGCTGCATTAAAGGAGGCGCTGTTTGTATACATTGCTAACTTGAATGTATCACCCCCTGAGTTTTTAAAGTTATGCGCTCCCTCAAGAAGTTCTTGCTTGAAGGATGTACACATAAAGTTGCCAGAAAACGCCATATCATAATCTCCTTATAAGCTCGGCAAGTTTAGGATGCCCTGCATCTTTCAAGGCATTATACACGGTTGTGCGGTCACTGCGAATAGCCTCTCGCATATAAAACGCAACCACTTTTTCCATGTGCTTTTTGAAGGCTTGTGCCTGATCTCGGATAGCAGGATGTGTATTGTCAGAAACACTTATAAGTTTCTCTACACAGCGCTCCGATACCTCATCAGGTGTAAACCCTCTATTCTCTGTAGTCTGTATGTTAACTACTGGTTCTTTCGGTATATCTACATTAAATTTAAACATTGTTCTCGTCTTTGCTGTATCCCTCTTCGCCATCTCTATAACCGTCTTGTTGCAGTAAGCCACCCACTTTAGTAAAGGCTTGCATAGCGAGCTGATGTTGTTTTCTATACTCGTTCATAAGATCTGTATCGCCCTTCATAAACGAATATGCTTCTAGTAATGAGCCGTAAAGCAAAGCTGTTTCGGCATTGTCACCTAACCACGTTGTACCTGCTGAAACAATAGATGGCGGATCGTAATAGTAGTTTATTTGAGCTAAATATGCAGCATCTGGCGTTGGCGCTAATATAAAAAACCCCGGTGAAGTAGTGGTTCCTCCCACAAACTGACCATAATACTTAGGTAAACCAGTATCTCCTGCAGGATAAGCTTCCTTCATGTAGGTAACATTTTTATTTAAAAGATAGCTATAATTACCACTGCCATCTGTGATTGCTATGGAGTACACTGCAATCATGTCTGTTGGTCTAGCGAGATACTGAGAGTTAGCGACAGTGCTACCAGTAGAAGCCTTTCGAAGCTCTGGAATAAGAACCTGACGGAGTATCTTCTCCTCTGCCTGTCTAACAAACGTAGGAATGTTACCCACAAAAGAAGTCTCTGTGTTCTCTGTGTAGTCCTGTATAGCCTGTGTTAACTCTGTATAGTTCATTTGAACTTATCCGTTTCTACTAAAGTTGC